CTCCACCAGCAGCACCTCCAGCACCATTGCCTCCTGTTGCGGTTGAGTTATTTGCAACACCATTTCCACCATTACCAGAATAACCGCCAGCTCCACCGCCACCACCGCCATTACCGGTAGTTCCATCATTAGCATTGCCTCCAGAACCACCAGAACCACCAGTTCCAGTAATAACAGTTCCTCCAGCACCGCCAGCTGCTCCATTACCTTGTCCAGCAACACCACCGCTGCCTCCACCTGCAGAACATAAGGTAGTGCCACCCAAAACAACTGAACTATTTCCTCCAGCACCTCCATTTTGTTTAGATCCACCATTATTACCACCGGTGCCTACAGTGACAGTAAGAGATTGTCCTGGGGTTGTGGTGATATTATTTACATATGCTAAGGCACCACCACCTCCTCCACCACCAAGTTCAGTATCTTTGTCGGATCCACCGCCACCGCCACCAGCACCAACACAAACAATGGCAATAGAAGTAACACCTGTCGGAACAGTAAAAGTTCCACTTGAAGTAAAGAGTTGCTGACCAACTACATCAGTGATTGTTGAAAATGTAGAATCAACACTATCCAAATGAAGTTCTAAATTGGTCGTAGTAATATCTTCAAAAGGATCTATTTCATTAATGGAGTCAAGAACAATAAGTCCTCCAGTAGAAGTAGCACTCATCATTTGAGCACCACTTAAAGTAGGTGGGTCTGCAGTGTTTTCATCAAATTCAGATGCAAATACTGTTGATGATTGAGACATACTAAATGACGTATTAGTATAATCATCAAACTCAAAAGCACGTAGTTCTCCTGTGTTTGATAGTCTTGCAACATTAGTCATATCAATCAGGATGCAAAATAACTAAAATCTAAACTATCTGTAGATTCGTTATAAAACATTTCAAACCTTTGTGTCGAGTCAGAAGATTCTGCTCTAAATGATCCGTCAGTTTGAACATTAGAAGTAGCAGTGATTGATCCAGTAATATTGATATTACCAGTTCCTGTGACATTATTACTATTGAGATCTAGATCTCCGCCAAGTTGAGGGGTGGTGTCTTCTACAAGATTAGAAAGTCCTCCTCCTCCTCCGCCGGCGCCGACCTCTACAATACTTTCTGTACCATTATCTTTTTTTAAAAATAATTTACCATCAAATGTATTAATCGCTACTTCCCCCAGAGCAAGTTGCGCTATTGTTGGAACTGCTCCTTGTACTGAGGATCTTCTCAGTCTTGCTACTGGTACTGCCATTTTTCAGTCCTATATAGGTTTAAAATGTTCCTCCATCTTCATCTGTATCTACAGACTTTTTACGAGACTGAGGAGATTTATTTTGAGAAGCATTATTTAATGCTTTTGTTAATTCTTGATCGTAGACTTTTATCTTTGCCTCTAAGGCTATTATTTGACTTAGTTGGGATGCAAGTTTTTCTTGCATCACCTCAACTAATGTCTCATAACTGACTTGAATTTGATTCATTCCTAAATCTAGTTGATTTAGTATTTTCAACTAGATATTAAGAATTTGTATTTAATATCAATATGTACCGAAATCTAATGTTACGTTTTGGATATATCTACCAGCCGCGGAACCAGTGTATAGGCCACCAGCAGCAACGTATCCTACCACTACTTCATTTGTTCCAGCAGTATCTGTAACATTTAAAGCGCCAGCAAGGAAGGTTATTGGAGATGGAGCGGCATCTGTACCAGAACCAGTGATCGTTGTAGTACCAGCGACAAAAACGTCTGCGCCTTCATCATAACCAACAAATACATTGGATAAGTCACCACGTTCAATTAGGATACCCGCATCTGCTGTAGGGGTTCCCGTAGTACCATTGGCAAGTTCAATTAAACTATCACTTACAACCGTGTTGGTAGTATTAACAGTTGTTGTAGTTCCTGTGACTGTTAAATCGCCAAGAATGGTTGTTGAGGAAGTTCCATTACTTGAACCGATTGTGATAGAAGTAGTCGATCCGGCTACTCCATTTGTAGCAATATTAACAGTTTTAGTATTACCGTTAGAAGTAGCACCAGTGGCGATATTAGTAGTACCACCAGTTGTCACCGCAGTTGCTACGTCTAAGTCCCCGTCAAGAGTTGTCTTGCCAGTAACATCGAGTGTTCCAGGAACATCAATATTAGACGTCCATTCAACGCCTGTTCCAGCAGCATCTGTCTGAAGTAACTGACGAGCAGTTCCATTCGCTAGTTTTGAAACAGAAATCTCAGCTGTAGCAGAGATATCTGCATTGACAATTACACCGGAACCGATAGCGGCAGTTCCGTCAGAAGCAATAGTAATGTCCCCAGAAACATCAGCAAAAATAACGGTCTCTAAATTACCAACAGTTACTTTCTTATTTCCACCGGCGCTAACGTCATAAACTGCAATAGAATCTACAATTACTAGCGGATCTGCACCGCCCTCTGCATCTAAAGCAGTTAGTTCATTGATATTGAGATCAATAGTTACGGTATCCGTTGCAGATACTGTGGAAGTAATACCAGATCCCCCGGTGATAGTTACTGTGTCAGTACTATTAATTGTCTGAGTATTTGAACCATCAGAAAGAACCCAGTTAGCAAATCCAGCACTTTGTTCAATCCAAGTAGTATTACCACTGCCATCTGTTTTTAAAATATACCCATCTGTACCAGCATTAGGTGGTAAAGTAAAATTATAAGAGGTGGTTACAGTTGAAGGAACATCAATAGTAACTGAGTTTTGGGTGGCTTGAGCATCTTTTAATGTTACACTACCAACAGAAGTAGATGCAACTGAAGCAGTCAAGAATTCATCTATTCTTGAGGTGTATGTTGTACCTCCAATGTGAACAAATGTATTTGCGCTGTCAGCAACGTAAAGATTTTTATTAGTTGTATCAAAAAACGGTTCGGCGACTAATGCAATTGAACCAGAAGGAGCACTAGTCCCCTTTCTAAGTTGAAGACGTGGTAATGCCATGATGGGGTTTTAGTCTATTTCTTTAATAATTTAAACTTATGGCTATTGCGACTACACAGAAATCTAATATGATCCAAAGTCGAGGTTTTCAGGATCACCATCACCATCCGAAAGACCGAGTATGTAACCTGGTGATCTAAACTCAAACTTATTAAGATTTGCGTTATAGACCATTATATAATTACTTGATAACTGAGATAATCCAGATGAATCTATAGGTATCTGATTTATGTCAGATGTAGATTGAATATTCGGGACACTCACGGTTGATTCGTATGAAAGAGTGACAGATTCTACAGAAGATAAATTTTCCTCTATAACTGAAGCTCCCCCGACAAGATTATATGGTAGGTAACTGGTACCTGGTGTAATTCCTTCGGCTTCAATTAACCCACTATTTTCATATACTACAAAGTCTTTACCTGGGCCATTCGCCCAACTTCTCCATCCCCACATATCCTTGGAACCAAAAATATGAGGAATAATTGAAGAAGACTTAGCCTGATTAACTCTCTTATTTCTATTAGGACCTTGATTTACTCTATTTGAATTTCTTAAATATTCACTACTAGACAGTTGTTGACGAACAAATGTCGTTATCTGAGTATCAGTGTTTCTATAATCCCCGTATTTTCTTTGTCTTTCCCACTCTCTATAGGGAATTTTATTTACAGGCATATTATTAGTCTATATTCTAAATTTAAACAAAGAGGTTTAAAGAATTTGACATTATATAAACACTATGGCGATAAGTAAAATGTCAAGAACCACGCATGAGGAGGACGTGGCTTTTGAGGATAATATGTTTGATTTTGGCGAGCCTGAAATAATCCCCGTTGAAATCGCCCCAGGTAAATTTCTTTGCCTAAAAGAACCATCTGCTGATGACCTGATTGAAATTTCTCGCATTTCAGAGGACAAAAAAATTTCTGAGGTAGAAGCCACTTTACAAACAATCTGTATTCTTCACTCTCCATCTGCAGGACAAAAGAGACTATCGTTGAAAGATGCTAAAAGACTTCGTGCAAAACAACTTAAGATGCTTGGAGAGGCCATTAATCAACTCCTAGGACTCGGAGGAGATGCAGAGGAAGAATGAATTCGAAGTAATTCGTAATCATAATTACACAATTACAATAAAGGATCAGAAAGGAAGAAAAATAAATTTTAGAGACATAACTGGAGAAGATCTAGAATATTTAGATCTAATTCTTGATAATCAAGGGCAAGAAATAAATAACGAACAAAAAAGAGTTTCATTTGAAAATATTCAAAGCATTCTCGATCTGCTTAATATTGATAATGTTAACTTCGGTCAACTCACACAGGGAGTAATTGTTGGAATATTTAATTGTATAAAGGAGCACATCTTATGCAACTATATTCCTAAATACTCCTGGTTAAAAGCGTGCTATGGCATACAAAACGGATCATTTGCTAATGTACTTGAAATGGAAAAAGTTCCAATGACAAAATTTATTGCCATGACGCAGATCCATAGAGACGCAATGGACTCACTTAAAAATGACTGATTCAGATAAGCTAAAATTAATCATCATTTTATGCTCTATCTGTATCGAACAAGATCAGACAGAACTTAAGTCATTTATAAAAGTATGCGCTAGATACGTAGATACTAACGACTTTAATAAGATATTACGTAAGTCAATGAAACTACTTGAGTATAAGAGATGTGGCCATAGCTCATGCCCAGATTGGTTGATGAATGAGCTTTTTCTCCTGTACAAAAAAGACGTTATCGTATAAACAAGTTAAAATTCACCGTTTGTTTAAGGATAATAGTGAAAGATATAGTGTCTTCAAATCTCTATGGCCAATCCAATCAGAATCAATGCCGCGACATTGAATAGGCCGGGGGTCTTTGTTGCTCAGTCAACAACAGGCTCTCTTCCGCAGCCCATTGCAACTCATGCGGTGGGATATGTCTTTGGTAGCACTCCTACTGAAGATTATTACGAAGAAGATGCTATTAATACCTATTCCGTACTAGAACCTTATATTCCTACTCAAATCGGTTCCGCTGCCGATTACCTTGAGAAGGTTGGTGGAAGCATTCCAGTAGGGAATAAAGGGGCTCTTGCATCATATGATGCTGTCAAGGCTTTCTTTGATAACGTAGGTGTTAATGGTATTCTTTACTTCACTAGAGTAACTCCAACTCCCGAAACTGTTGTAGATATCGCCGCTTCAGGCGCTGGGGCAGGGTATAATGCTTTTGCAATTAAAATCAATGGTAGATATTTCGGAACACCCATTGGAGTAAATGATGCTGATGGTGATGAAATCCGTGTAATCACAACAACTGCTCTTGATGTTGTTGATAATGCTCGTGATCTCTATCTTTTCCTTGCTGGAAATGGTGATAATTTCGCCGATTATTATCGCATCGAACAAAATGCAACTGAGGCAACTCAAGGTAAATTTAGAATCTTCTCTAAGGATACTAGAAGCCTTCCACAGATCGAAAGATTTGTAGCTTATCAGTTTAGCGATACAAACTACGCCTCTCCTCTTAATCTCAATACTCAATCTGTTGTTAAGTTCTATACTTCAGTAAAAGAAATTAACTTCCGTTGTGTATCTAGAGACCAAGAGACAGGTGAAGGTGTTCTTTTTGTATCTGGAAGCCAACTGAGTTCCTTCCTGCTTGAAAGCTCAACTGAGTATAACGCTGGAGTCGGCGCATTTGATGCCCTTAATGACACAGTAACTCTTGACAGCTCGACTGGACTTGTTGATGGCGACAAGGTTGTTCTTGAGACAACAGATGTCGGCACATTAAACCTCAGCCTCAATTCCGTATATTACGTTGTTAATAAAGCCGGGGATGTAATTCAGCTTGAAACATCATTTGGTGGTGGCGCGGTTACAATCACTGGGGCTCCTGGTGCTGCCGTAACAGTAAGAAAACTCGCCTATGATCCTGCAACCGATCAATCCGCTATTGTTAAGGCTTTCTTAGTCGACCAAAGCGTATATGCAGACTTTGCTTCTATTCCTGATAATAAAATTGTTGCTGTTTCTAAAGATCTTTCCACAGGAAACACAGCTCCTACATCATGGGCTGATGCAAATGCCGCTTACTGGGCCTATGATCTTGGCACAACAACTTTCACCAGGATTCAGAGCGGTGGACAAGATGCGGTTCCAAGTGGCGAAGTTACAACCCTCGGTGGTGTAACAACTCGTACAGGATATCTTCCTGACTCTGTCCAAGCTTTCTACGTAAATATAGCTGGTGAAGATCGCGTAATCATTGTTAATGGAGCTACTCCCGACGAGTTAGCTACAGGACTTAGAAACCAACTTCAGGAAATTCTTACTGAGAAAGAACTTGACGGATATTATGAAGTTGAGGCGATCGCAACAGAAACAAATATTTCTGGTGATATACATGTCCCTAACAACGGTCATCAGGTTGCTCTTCTTACCTCCGATGCCGGTGCTCCATATCTTCGCCCGGAACTTGATGAGCTTACACTTACAGGTTCGATTGCAGTTAGCGGCGGTACCGTAACAGGAACCTCCACCTCATTCACAACCGAGCTTGCTGAGGGTGATATCTTCACATCGAACGGTATCAGATTCACTGTAACAGCCGTTACAAATGATGGATTAGCAACTGTAACCCCCGCAAATGTAACTATTGCAGCTGGTGCTTCTTATGCTATTGATAAATCCATTGCCAATGGCTTCTACTCACATGAGTATGTCTTGAAGGTAAAGGTAACATCAAGCAACGGTGTAAGTTCCCCAATTAACCCTGGAATCACAAGAGCCGGTGTTCCCGACACTAATGTTATCAAGCTGGTGTCAGTTGCTCAAAATCCAGGCTACGAATCATATAAGTATACTCAAACTGCAAAGGCAAATGACTTTGTCTATGCTATTGAGCAAGGCATGGATTCCAAAGTATTAGCTCCAGGTTTTCTCTTTGCTCCTGAAGCTTACACAGTCCTCACGTATGAGACTGGTGGTGATTTTGCAAGTAAGTCCGAAGCTCGTCAAGAACGGGTTAAAGTCACTCAAGCCCTTCTCAAGGCAGCCGAAGGTAAACTCGGTCCTACTGAAGGAATTGTTGGAACACAACACATTGCTCTGATTGACTGTGGAGCTGATGAGATCTCTCTCACCAACGTCCAAGATGAGCTTGATTATCTCAAGCGCATTGTAGGGGCTCCTTATGGTCATGGTGCATTCTATGCCCCATACGTAAAGAATCTCGATGATCGCTATATTGCTCCTTCGAGCTATGTAGCTGGTATTGCCTGCTCGAGATATATCAATGAAGGCTTCCAACAGCCTCCTGCCGGCGCCCGTTATCCACTACGTGGTGCAGCTGGACTGAAATTTGAAATTTCTGCTCAGCAACAAGAAGTTACATATGCCTTAGGTTTGAACCCCATCCGTTCGCTCCCTAATCGTGGCATTGTAACCTGGGGAGCTAGAACCCTCTCTCCAAATCCTCTGTTTAAATTTGTGAATACTCGCGCTATCCTCAATGTCCTTATCGACGTTTTAGGACGTAGCTTTGACGACATCCTATTTGAGCAGATTGATTCAGCGGGCACGGTATATGCAAGAGTTAAGTCCATTGCCTCTCAGGTGTGTGGACAATTCTATCGTCAGGGTGCGCTTTTCGGTGCTAGACCAGAACAAGCTTACCTTGTAGTTTGTTCATCGGCTAATAACGATAACGCAACTCTTGAAAATGGTACTGTACGACTTGATGTTTATGTGGCTA